AATCTTTTCTCATTTTTTTCCTCCGTTTTTAAAAATTTGAGTACCCTTTATACCATAAATACTTGCCACGACAAGGATCCAAAGATTGGTAAACCATGACGGAAGCTGTTGGAATTGGTCAAAGAATTCTTTTATCTTAGCCGATGCACCCGGATCGTCCGAGAAGACCCCGTACGCAATCACTAAAATTGGCAGCGTTAACACGACCAAAACGAACTCGTCTTTCCAGTCCGATTGTCTGGCCTCTAATAATTTTCCTTGGTAAGCTTCCTCTCCGGAAGCCATACGAGCAGCATGCATATGTTGTGCATCTGCCATTTTCATTTTTGTTTCTTGTTTTTTCTTATAGATATGCGTTGCCGCGTTTAAGCCAAGCTTAAGTGCACCGAACCACATACTAATACCAAGTTACGTCTTTTTGTTTTCTAGCAGCACCAGTTCCTTTAACTGGATTACTATCACCTTTAGCAACATAGCTTTTACCTCTAAAACTTTTTTCAGATCTAGGGTCAACTACTTTTGCTTGTTCTGGCATAGCAACTTTTTTACCACCTGTTTTATAATTCATCATAATAGTTCCTTTTTACTTCTTTGGTTTCATGTTGGCAAGTATTAATCTATTCTCATTTGCCATCTCTTGTTTTTCTATAGAAGTGTCAGCTCTTAGGTCTGCTAACTCCTCATTTTGCGCAAGTTTTTTATCTGTACTTACTTGATCCTGCATAAGTTTAGCTCTTTCAATCTCTTGTCTACTAGTCATTTCTTGTTGTTTACGATCATTTTCCATTGCACGTAAATCTACTTCACGTGATTTTAGTTTCAATAAAGGATCAGAATCAAACTGTGACGTAATTCTTTTTTCTTCCTTCATAAACTCCTCTGTCATTTCAGCAATCAACACAGCTTTTCTTGCTTCTATTTTCATAGACAATTGTTGCATCTCTGCTTCAGCTTGTTGTTGTAGTTGTGGATTAATCTGTGCTTGTTGTTGCATTACCTGCATTTGTTGAACTTGTTCTGCAAATTCCATCTCAACTTGTTCTTGTCCCATTAAAGAAATATGTTCTAAAATATTTTTTTGTATTGCGACCATGACTGGTGGATTATTTCTGACTATATTAGTCTCCATAAAATTTAAGTGAGCTGTCATGTGTGCTTGATGATCTTGTCCTCTAAACGCTTGAAAAGGTTTTTGACTTAACGCATCAATATGTTCTAATGCAGGATCTTTTGGTTCTCGTGGTGCAGGTGGTGGTAATATTTTATCAATATCTTTTACACCCAATGCTTCATACATTTTCCTGTATATTGTATACATGTCATGTAGTTGTGGATTACTTGTTGCAAGTTGCAATTCTGTTTGTGCAATAGTTATTCTTTGTGACATAGAAAATATATTAGGATCTGCTACAGGAATAATATCTATTCTATCGTCAAAATCAGTTAGTTTAACATTTCTTTCTCCACCTACAACATCGTAAGGATATTCTGGTGGTAGATATGTTTTAAATACTTTTGCTAGTGTTTTAAATTCTTGTCTTAATGAAGAATACAATCTTTTGTGTATTGCAGACATTACACGTGATCCACGCTCAAGAAGTGCAACTGTAGTTCCTACTGCAGCACCTTGATTACCATCGCCAACTTGCATATCAGCTATAGCTGCAAATCTTTGACCTGCTTGTACAACAATACCCATTAATTGTAATAATGTAGGACTTGGTTCTTTGTATGGTAGAGGAAAAAAAGCATCTCTTAAATTACCACCAGGAGCATCTACATCTTTAAACTCTCCAGGTTGTATTGGTTGTGCTTCATCTTTTATTCTTATTCCTCTTTGTTTAAAACCTGCTGGCAGATTAGATAACGTTCCCGCATCCAAGAGCTGTCTTAAAGCAGAGGTCGCCGTACGCGATAATCCACCAATCATGTGAATCAGACCGAAACCGTAGAACCCCAAACCCGGTAAAAATTTAAAATGAACAAAATATTCAATCTTTTGTTTTTTAGGATCGTTTTGTTCAAAATTTCTTTTAATAGATAAAACTTCTCTTGACCCTTCATCAATTGTTACAATGTAAGGAAGTTTAATTCCTGTTGGTTGTCCGTCTATTCCTACATCTTCAAAACCTTCGATGTCAAGATTAACGTGGCACTCTAATAGAGTGTACATTTCTTCTGCTTTGCCTGTTTTTTTAGTTCCGTCTAATTCTCTTTCTTTTTTAGAAACTTTGTCTTCTGTTTCAGAAGGTTTAGTTATTTCTACATCTCTATAAAAACCATTTACTTGTTGTTTACGTAAAGCGTTTTCTGAAATTTTAATTACATGAATAATCGCTTCCGCATCTTCTAATGAGGTAGCAGAATACGGAACGACTAAATCATCTGCTGGAACAAACTTTGATACAGCTCGTCCTAGTAAATCGTCATAATAAACTTTTTTAAATGTTGAACCTGCAAGAGGTAAATGAAATAACATTTGATCAAACTCTGGTTCATATTCTTTCATAACATCCATAATTTGATAGTTCATAAAATCTTTTACTCTTTGTGACTGTTGTTCTTTTGGTTGGTTAGATACACCTAGTATTTGTGTTCTAACTGGACCTTCAGCCGGTAATAATTCTTTATAAGCTCCTGCTTGAAATTGTGTTACAGCTTCAGCAAGCACAGGGTGTGTTGCACCACTAGCGCCTTGAAAAGGTTCTGCTCTGTTTTGATAATTAAATCCTAAAAGATCTAAACCTTTTATATAACTATCTTCCCAATCTTTTCTTGATGATTTATAATCTTGATAGTTAGAATGCATATCAGAACCAATAGGATTTAAAATGTCATCAGGTAATAATTCTGCAAGGTTGTCAAAATGGTTTTCTGTTCCAGGAATTTTTTTCATACCCGGTTCAAAATCTAGTTCTACACCACCATCATCTAACGGCGTAACATCAAAAGGCATATCAGAATCAGTACCTTGGTCTATAAGGTCAACTTCTAATTCTGGTCTTTCAACTTCAACTTTGTTATTTATGTTTGGTAGAGCTTTTTCTATATCGGCCATTTATTTTTCCTTTTGTAATCGTTTTAACTTGTTTTAAGGGAACTTTCAACCCTTGTGGGTTAGGACCCCTTTTAGGTGGTATTGTTGTAGTTAATTTTTTCATTTTTTAAATTCTGATATGTTATCTTCAAATATAGTTCCCTCTTTAATGACGTCATCAGAAACTTCAAATGACTCATCTACAACCTCTCCTGCATATTCTTTATCATTTCTTAGAAAAGCTGTGCCTTCTTCATACTCATCTGGAGGAATTCCTTTAGTTGCTTCATCAGCTTGACCTGCTCCAGGTTTATAAGTCATGTAAGTTTCTTCAGTCAAAGGTTTACCGTAGTAACTTTCTGAACCATCATCAAGCACTTTTCTTCTTATAATTGTTAGTTCACCTGTTGTAATATCTTCTGTTAATTCATAATCTTTGTATTTTGTAACTTTTTGTCTATCTAATGTAGCAGCTTCTTCTGTTACATCATCACCTAGTTTTTTAATTTTACTAACAAGATTTAAAAAATATGGTGGCACTCCTTTTGTAACTTCAGCTGTAGCTTTTTCTGCAACTTTAGTTGCTGTTGCAACTTCATCTCCAACTCCTAACATTTTAGCAAGAACAATTGTTGCACTAGCACCCGTCATTTGTAAAAATTGTCTTCTATCTGTGCCGCTTGCTGTTAACACGGAATCAATATCTTGTTCTAACAATTGTTTAGTATCTTCATTAACAGGTAATTTTTTTGCTTTAGCGTAAGCTTGTATTAATTTTAAACCAGGAAATATAGGTGCAATTACTTCTGCGCCAAGTGCAGCGGTCTCTGCAACTTTGACAGGTAGTGATGAACTACCTCGTTCTATCATTTTCTTTTTTTCTTCATTAATTAATGTATCAAGGCCCACTAATTTTTCTACTGATGTTGGAGTTATATTTTTTAAAAAATTTTTAAATATAGGTCCACCTACAAATTTTACATTATTATTTTCTGGTGCTTCATCATAGTCAAGTATTTGACCAACATTATCTTTTTCGTAAGATGATTTAACTTTAAATAATGGTTTTTGTAATATATCAGAAATTAATTGACCTGTTGCAGGAAGTATTCTTGTACCAAACTCACCAACTCTTAATCCTGCTCTTACTGCCATGTCAGCGTAGTATGGAATGTTTTTTGGATTTGCTAAATCTGCAACTTGTGCAATATTAGATTTACTATCGTCAAATGTAATTGGTGTGTCGTCTAATGTTACATTATCAATGTTATTAAATTTAAATTCTAGTTCGTTTAAAAAATCATCACCTTCAAGTTGCGGGTTTGGTGTGCCATCTTGAAAGTTAACTCTTCCGCCTGTTGCATAGTTCATGATCTCTTGATCAGGGATCACGCCTCCTTTAGCTGCTTGATAAGGATCTATTTCAGGTTGATCACCTGCTTTCATGTTTGAAAGTTTTTCTATTAACTGAGGTACAAAAGGTTTATCTGAATCCGTGCCCGTTAAATCATCTAAAAAATTTTCTATTTTTTCTCTACGTTCTCCAGCTTTTTTAAAAGTTTTTTCTGGGTCTTGCATGTCTTGTGCTATTGCTAAAGGCACATTGACAGCTTTTCCTAAGTATGGATCTTTAATTAAATAAGATCCTGCACTAGCTGCAGACTCTAATAAAGGCATACCAGCCATAATACTAAGTAAAAAATCAGAAGGAGCTAATACTGCTGAACTTCCAGGAAAACGACTTATATTATTTGTAATAAATTTAGAAGCATCTAATTTTGATTTTAAATTTTGAGCTACTCCTTTTAAAGTTCCTTTTTTTTCTATTATAGTTTCTGTAGGACTTTTAACTTTAAATTCAGGATCTTTAACTTTATTATTTAAAACTCTTGTAGCATATTTTGTATATCTTTTAACGTTGTCTTCAAAAGAACGATTTTCACCTCTTCCAATTGCTTTTATTTCTTCTGCTGTTAAATCTTTTATTTGTCCAGCCATATTTGCTTTTTGAGTAGAAATAACTAGATCATTTAATGGTTTAGTTCCAACATCACTTAAATGATCTAAAACTAATTTATCTCCTACTAACGCTAACGCTTTTTGTAAAGATATTTTTGTTCCTGGTTCTAAAGGGTTGTCTATTTTTATTTTTTTAAGTTCTTCAATTTGATTATACCTAATAACAACTTCTTTAAACATAGGATCATTTAAATCCATTTTACGGTAAGTTATCATTTTATTAGTATTTAAATCTCTGTATTTAATATTAGATATTTTATTACCACTAACATATTTAAATTTATTTCCGTTTTGTAAAATATGTCTATCTATTTGAGCAAGAATATAACTTTTAGCATCAAAAAATTGTGAACCAGATTTTAACATACTTGTTCTTGCTGCTGTAGACAATGGATAATTTTTTTGCATTTTGTTAAAAGTTTTAGTGGTTGTTTCACTAATATTTTTAATATCTTCTATAGTGTAAATTTTTCTAGGTTGTAAAATTCTAGATTGTATAGCTTTAAATTTTGGAGAAAGTTTTTTATGCATTTTTAATTCTACAGGACCTAAATTTAATTTTAATACTCGTGGCTCTACTCCTGTTTTTGATTGAGTTAAATCAATTAAAGGTTTATCTCCACGATTTACATCTCTAACTAGTTTATTAAAAATAAATTTATTAGTTAAAGTAGTTTGTCTTGTACTTGTACTTAAACCTTTTTTAAGTTTGTTATAATCTTTATCACCTAAAGCTTTTTTTATTCTAGTCTCAGTTGCTGTATCTCTTCCATCATCAAAAGCTGTTGGATCTCCAAATCTTTCTACGAGGTCTTGCAAGTAAAAATTATTAGCTCCACCTCGTGATTTAACAAATGCTTTAATATCTTCTAAAGTTGAAGTATATTCTTTTGAATAACTTTTAAATTCAGCCATACCTGTTCTAGGATTATTAACTCTTTTGTTAAGTTGTGTTAAAGTTAAATATTCATTTTTACTTTTTCCACTTT